CTGAACATGCAGGTGTAGTGCCCACGTAGGACGCCTGCTGTATAGGTGACGAGGAGGCGAGAGGCGTCGTTTAGGTATCATCAGATCATCGCTAGGGATACCTAAAGGTGATACCTGATGAAAACTGCCGCGAAGCCCCTCCGCACCGATGCCGCCATCGGCAAGCTGCCGACGCCCACCCACGAGGTGCTGATGCCCTTCGGCGGGAGTTTGTACCTGAAGCGCAGACCCAACGGGCGCCAGACCTGGGTGCTCCGCACGCGAATGGGCGGCGCCTGGCAAGTGCGCCAGCTCGGTGAGTGGCCGACCGTGGGCCTGCACCTGGCTCGCCAGCGAGCACAGGACGGCCGCATCGAACTGGCGCCATCGCTCCCGTCGAACACAGTGAGCCACGCGTTGGAGACGTTCAATCGTGAGTACATCGCTACCCGGTATCGGACTGAGGACGCCCGCAAGGAGTCAGGCGCCATGCTTGCCCGCGTGCTGGGCCGTTTTGAGAACCGGCCGCTGTTCTCGCTGCGCCGGATGGACCTGACCACCGCAGTGCAGGCGCTGGCAACCCGGCCGAACACCGCCACCAAGACCCTGGCGCTGCTGAAGCAGTTCACAGGGTGGGGGGCCGCGCGTGGGTTGCTGGATGTCGATCCGCTGGGCGGTGTCACGGCCGGTAGGCTCGGCTTGCAGGCGTACGCGCCGCGCGAGCGAGTGCTGACGCCCACGGAGCTGCGCACGCTGTGGAAGCGCAGCGACCCGGATGCGCACGTTCTGAAGTTCGTATTCCTGACTGCCTGCCGTATTGGAGAGGCACTTGCCTGGGCGCCTGGTCAGGTGGCCGCCGATGTCTGGACAATTCCCGAAACAAAGTCGGGCCGGCCCCACACCGTACCGCTGACGCCGAAGGCCGCCGCGCTGCTGCCACTGCCTGACCCGAGGCCGGTCTATGTCTCAATGGCCGGGCGACAGAAGCGCACCGCCGAAGGCTGGACACTGCACGATCTGCGCCGTACGGCCGCGACGATGATGCGCGAGGCTGGCGTACCAGTGCATGACGTCGAGGCCGTGCTGAACCACGCGCCGGCGCGACTGGTTCGGGTGTATCAGCGGCACGATCCGCTGACCGAGAAAGCGGCAGCGCTGGCGGCGCTGGCCGGTCGGTTGCACGAAGTTCTGTCGGGTGAGCAATGAATCCGCCCGATGTCGAGTTCACCGCAGTGCTGGCAGTAGCCGATGTCGCCATGTGCGCGGTTCTGGGTGACGAACAAGTGTGGCTCGCTGAGGCCGCAAAAGAAGCCGCGGCGCCCCTTCCCTGGCCGCTGCTGGCCCGTGGTGAGGGCTACCCTCAACTGCTGCGCATCCTGGCCACGGAAGCTGTGGAGAGCACGCTGCAGGCCATCCAGCAGGCTGAGGGCCAGGCCATCGACGTCGACCCTGCAAGCGAAGACTTTCAACTTGTCCTTCGCGTCGTCAATCGCGCGGTGCAATCCGCCGACGCCGCCATGTGCCGCGCCTTCGGTGGGCCGCGTGGCGGACACCGACTGAACGGCAAAGGGAAGTTTCACAACTGGCTGAAGCTGCGCGAGGTCGAGGCCGCTGTGATGTCCGGCGCACGACGGGGCACAGCACTGGGAAAGCTGCCCTTTAGCCCCGCATCAGCATACCGGGCAATGCACCGCAAGGCCTGATCGGCCCAGACTCTGCGCAGGCCACCTACGGGTGGCTTTTTCACGTCCACCCGAAATTCTCACTTTTGCTCGCTCAAAGAGGCGCCGCCGGAGAGAGTTGATTCATCAACCTAGGAGGGTACTGATGAATCCTAAATCGCCACTACACCCAGCCCCGCAGGGGGCCGGGATCGTTCTCTGGCCAGCCGGGGCCGCGGCCGTCACAGGCCTGTCGGCACCTACCTTGCAGCGCATGCGGGCCCAAGGCGACGCGCCCCGGCTCTATGCAGTGACCGAGCGCGCCCTGGTGACTACCGAGGCTGACCTTCTGTCGTGGATACAGGCAAAGGCCGTGCCGGCAAGCTACAAGTGCCGGCCCGCGACGACCAAACGCGGCACCATCGGCGGCGCCTTGACCAGACAAGGCTGCGGTGATGGCCAGACCTGATGCCGCTGCTCCGGAACTCCGGAATTCTGCAACCGAAAAGACGGAAAGCCAGCAACGGCGCGGGTTTGCAGACGGTACAGGGGTAGGAGAGAACTCCGGAATTACTCCGGAATTACTCCGGAATCTCTCCGGAATCTCTGCTGGCTGTTCTGCTGCCCGCCTGCGTCCAGGCCCCCATTCACTGGGACTGATTGACGGGCCGAAATTCCGCGCGAAGTTCATCCCGCGCCGGGCCCCCAACCGCGCGAGCCGCCGCTGACGCCGTGACCACAACAACAGAGGAGATCCGCGCGGCGCTGGCGTGCATCCCGGCCGACGACCGCGACGTGTGGATAGAAGTCGGAATGGCGCTGCAGTCCGAGCTACCAGGAGACGATGGATTCGCGTTGTTCGACGCGTGGTCGCAGAAGTCCGAAAAGTACAACGCCCGCGCTGTGCTTACGACCTGGCGCGGATTCGGGCCAGGCCCAGTGAGCGTGTTGTCACTGTTTAAGCTGGCGCGCCAGCTTGGCTACCGGCCCGAAGTCCAGGCGTCTGCACAGGCGCCGAGCCCCGAGGCCATGAAGGCGCGTGCCGAAGAACGACGAGCGACGGCGGCGCGCGAAACTGCCGAGCGCGACGCGCGCCAAAGCGCCGCCCGAGACGAAGCGCGCAGGCTGCTTGACCAGGCCAGCGAGCAGGGCGAATCGCCCTACCTGGTGCGAAAGGGCGTCAAGGCGCACGGCGTGCGGTTCGCGGCCGGCGGCGCGCTGCAGGTGCCGATGCACGACGCGGCCGGCGAGCTGTGGAATGTGCAGACGATCCGCCCCGCCCGCCCGACCGATGGCGGCCCCGATAAGCTGTTCATCAAGGGCGGGCGCAAGACCGGCACGTTCCACATGATCGGCGACCCCGCGGGCGCCGAATGGCTGCTGTTGGCCGAGGGCTACGCGACCGCGGCGAGCTGCTTCGAGGCCACGGGCCGCCCGGCCGTGGTGGCCTTCGACGCCGGCAACTTGCCGCATGTGGTGCGCGCATTGCGCGGGCGCTACCCGACCATGAGGATCATGGTTTGTGGCGACGATGACGCCGCAACGATGGCGCGCACCGGCAAGAACCCGGGCCGCGAGAAAGCGACCGAGGCCGCCAAGCTGGCGCGCGGCGAGGCTGCGTTTCCGCAAGGGCTGGCCGATGGCGCCAGCGACTGGAACGACCTGCACCAGTCTGCAGGGCTTGACGAGGTGCGCGCGCAGATCGAGGCCGCGATACAGGCCGCGAAGGCCACGCAATCGAGCCCGCCGACACAGACCCAGCCCGGGCCCGAAAAGACGGCGCCAGCGGGCCGCCAGCAGGCCCCACGCGGCAAGGCCGACGAGACCGGCGACGGCCCGCAAACCTTCGACCGGTTCCGCAACGAAGACGGCGCTCTGTGGTTCGATTCGTCACCAGAGGACCGCGACTATCACGGCCGGACGGTCAAGGTGTGCGGCGAACTGCACGTCACTGCGATGGCCCGCGATGCCCACGACAACGGCGCCGCGCTGCTGCTGGAATTCGACACGCCATTTCGCAAGGGGCGCAGGTGGCTAATGCCGCTGGCGATGCTGGCCGGCGACGGCACTGCTTACCGCGCCGAGCTGCTGAGCCAGGGCTTCATGGTCCCGACCGATGCGAAGAGGCGCGCGCTGCTGACCGCGTACCTGCAAAGCAGAAAGCCGGCCGACCTGGTGCGCATCGTGGACCGCGTTGGATGGCATGGCCGCTGCTACGTATTGCCCCGCGAAACCCTGGGTGACGACGGCGGAGAGCGCATCCTGTTTCAGTCCGAGACCCCAACCGAGGGCACGTTTTCACAGCTCGGGACCGCGGACCAATGGCGCCATCGCATCGGCCGGCCGTGTGTCGGAAATTCGCGCTTGATGTTCTTCGCAAGCCTGGCTCTTGCGGGTCCGTTGCTGAGGTGGGCGTCGGGCGCCGACGGCGGAATCATTCACCTCGTGGGCGACTCAAGCAGCGGCAAGACAACTGCGCTACGGGTTGGGGCCTCGATCTATGGCGGCCCCGAATACTTGAAGCGGTGGCGGGCCACCGACAACGGGATCGAAGGTGTCGCGGCGCTGCATTCAGATGCGGCGCTATTCCTGGATGAGTCTGGGCAGATGGACGGGCGCGCCATCGGGGAAGCCGCCTACATGCTGGCGAACGGTCAGGGCAAGGCCCGCGCGAGTCGCACAGGCGGCGTTCGGCCGTGTCAGACATGGAGACTCTTGATCGGTAGTTCGGGCGAGGTGGGCATCGTCGAGATGATGAGCGAGGCCAACAAGCGCACGCGAGCCGGGCAGGAGCTGCGCATGATCGACCTTCCCGCCGACGCGGGCGCAGGCATGGGCGCCTTCGAGGACCGGCATGAGTTCGACAGCCCCGGCGCACTGGCCCAGCACCTGGCACGCGCCACCGCAGCGACTTACGGCACCGTCGGCCGCGCCTGGCTTGAGTTTCTGACTGGGAACATCGAAGACCTGGCCCGCGAACTGCGTAGCCGCATGGATACCATCGAAGCGCGCTTTGTGCCCGAGCTGGCCAGTGGCCAGGTGCAGCGCACGGGGCGCAAATTCGCTCTGGTTGCCGCGGCCGGAGAAATGGCATCCGAGGCGGGCCTGACGGGCTGGCTTGCAGGTGCTGCCACGGATGCCGCGGGCCGCTGCTTCAACGCATGGATTGAGGCTCGGCCCGGCGGAATCGGCATGAGCGAAACCGCGCAGATGCTGCGCCAGTTGCGCACCTGGTTCGGCCTGCACGGGGATGCCCGCTTTGTTGACTGGGACCGCGCCGACGACGACCACGCGCCGAAGACGATGAACCGTGCAGGATGGCGCAAGAAGATCGAGACGACGACCGGTATCTCGGTGCTGATCGGCTGGGATTACTTCGTGTTGCCCGATGTCTTTCGCACCGAGGTGTGCAAGGGCTTCAGCGACCGGGCCGCGCTGCGGCTGCTGCATGAGCTTGGACACTTGCACCGCGAGAGCCCCAAGGGGTTCGGGTGCCGCGCCTCTCCGCCGGGCGCGGACAAGGTGAGCGTCTATCGAATCAAGTCCTCGATCTTGAGCGAGGCCGACGAATGAGCACAACGCGCCAGCGTCGCAGGCTGCCCCGGCCCGCGGTGGGGGGCGTGGCGGGGAGTCATTCGCGCGGGCTTCGCCTTCGGTGTTTCGTCCCAGGGTTGACATCGGCGCCTTCAATGACGCTTCGCATGTCAACCGCGGGTCCTTCCGAGGGGGTATGCATGCGGGTAGTTCGTACCCCGTCAGGTGTGTAGTCAGTTAGCCGCCAGAAATGGTTGACGGTTGGCCTATTGGGTTGCATTGGAACGCGAGTATGAGCAAAAGAAAAGGACTTTCGGCGCTGGCCGCCGAGCTTGGCATCAGCCGCCAGGCCGTCAGCAAGCTGGCGCAACGTGGCATGCCCACGCATGACCCCGACGCGGCGCGCGAGTGGCGGCGGCGCAAGCTGAACCCGGCCAAGACGGCGCCCGATCCTGGGCCGTCACCGGCGACGCTGGTCGCCCGCGTCCATCGGCTGCGCGACTTGACCGTCGCTGCCCGCGATACGGGTCATCTTGATCTGGTGTTGGAGCCACTGCGGGCGGCCCTGCAGGCCGTGCCCGAGTCGCACAGCGACCAGGTGCAGATGCAACCCTGGCTGTGGGCGGCACTGATCGGCGAGCATGCGATGAACGTACTCAACGAAGGCGCACGGTCGAGCCGGGAGATGCCCGCCGACGAAGCCGATGAAGACGACGTGGTCGGCGACTGGGTCTTTAAGCTTGCGACCGGTCAGGCCGCTATTCGATGAACGCGGGCGCGACCTGATGGCCTACCTATCCGAGCAGCTGCGTGACGAGGTGCGCCAGCTGGTGCTGCAGACCCTGCAGGCCGCTGACGTAGTGCGCCGCGACGAGCTCGAGGCCCTGCGCGCCATCGTGGCAGCTTCGTCCCGCCCGCTGACCGCGCAAGATCGCCACACGCTCGGCCTGGTGCTGCCTGCTCTCGCATCGATGATCCCGGGTGTCTGGGTCACTGCCGCCGAAGTGTGGGCGCTGGCCGTGAAGCAGCCCGGGCGTGCTGCCGATGAACTGTTCGACGGTTGCAGTCGTTTCAGGTCGAACGCCGAACCCGCCAAGGCGTTGGGTAAGTTCCTGCGCCGTTGCACCGCGAAGCCGGTCCTCGGCCTGCACCTGGAGCGGATGGAGGGCTCGAATGCCAGCGAACCGCCGGTTTATCGCGTGGCTGGTTTGTCGGCCCCAGAAAGCCGCCCTGGCCATCGCGCGTGCAGGTGATGGGGGGCATAGTGGCCTATCACTTTGAGGACACGCCCATGAATGACGTCGTTTACACAAATCGCCTGGCGACCCGCGGCCTGCGCGACAAGATCCCGCAGGACCACTGGCGCCCAACGCTGGCAACGCGGATGCGCGATCTTTTGCTGTCTGGCGAGCACGCGAAGCTGACGATGCAATCCGACGAGCTGACCGTGGCGCGAGACCTGAGCGCCGGCACCTTCACTGCCGGCGGCGCATTGGTCGGTACGGAAAACCTGCCGCTTGAGCGACTGATCTCTGGCGCCGAGCTGGCCGACCTCGGCGTCACCATTCGCGGTGGCTTGGCCGGGCCTGCAACTGTGCCGCGGGCAACTGCACTTCCGACCGGTGCGTGGATTCCCGCCGAAGGCGCGAGCATGACCGAGAGCCAGCCCACGTTTGGGCAAATTGGACTGACCCCGCATTACCTCGCGTGCCTCACCGACGTATCGCGCCAGCTAGCCCTGCAAGCCGGTTCGGACGTTGTAGATGCCGTAGTCGGCCCGCTGAATGCCGAATCGACCCGCCGGAACATCTTCACCGCGCTTTTCTCAGGGTCTGGCACTTCCGGCGCACCGCTCGGCCTGTTGAACACCGCGGGCATCGGCACGGTCTCGGGCACAAGCCTGGGCGCCACCGGCTTGCGCAGCATGCTTCGGCAGTCGCTCGCGGCCGGCGCGCGCGAGGCGAACATCCGCTTCGTTGCCGACCCGGCAACCGCCGAGCTGCTCGGCTCGCGGGAATTCTCGACCGGCAGCGGCTTGCCCTGCTGGTACGACGGAAAAGTCCTCGGCCGGCCCGCCATCGCAACCAACCTGATGCCGGCCAGCACCATCGTCTGCGGCGACTTCAGCCGCGCCACTGTCTGGCTGTTCGACCGTAATGGCCTTGGTTTGGAGGTCGACCCATACGCCGGTTTTGCCAGCGGCTGGGTCCGCTTCCGATTGATCGTAGGCATAGACCTGAGCTTTTCGCCTTCGGCCGCGTTCGTCGTTTCCACTTCGACTACCTGATGCCATGAACAATTTCTCAATCGTCACGACAAGACTCTGCCGCATCGGTGGCCTGGTTGTTGAGCCCGGTGAGGTGTTGAGCCTGCCGCCCGCGGAGGCACAGGCCCTGATCGACTGCGCCCGCGCCGAGCTGGTCGACGCTGCTGATGCCCCGGCGTTGCGCCAGGCACTGGCTGACGAGTTTCTGGCGTTGCCATCGGTGGCGCCGGTACTCGGCCAGACGGATCAGGACGCACAGGCCCAGTTGCGTGAGATCGAGATACAGCGCGAGATCGAGCGGCAACTGAATCGGCCAAAGAATCCTATCGGGTTCATCTGGTAGACCGCTCGGCCCCGGCCGATCAATCCATGGGGAAGCCCGAGTTGTGCGGGCGCATACAGCTTCCCCCGCTTGGGTTCGTGGACATGTGCCCGCACTGCCGCGCAGCAACGTCTGCGCGGGGCGCCCCGTCAGGCGTCAGGCCCGGCCGCCGGCTTCTTCACCGGCGTGCCAGGCTGATGCGACCGGGGCAACTTTGACACCACCACCAGCCCTATGACACACCCCAACCTGTTCAACGTCCGCTTGTTGGCTGCGCTCACCACTGGCACGCGCCGGGTGCTGGCCGGGACCGACATCCAGCTCGACGCGCACACCGCCGCCGACCTGATCCGATCTGGCCGCGCGCGCCTGGCCGACGAAGCCGATCTGGCGCCGCTGCTCGACCTGGTGCGCGGGCGCGATCCACTGTGTGCAGACGTTTGCACGCCGCGAACATGAGTACCGCTGCCACTTTCCGCCGCCCACCGCGCGCCGTGCGCCGCGCTCATGCCCGCGTCAGGAACTGGGCGGCGCGTGCCACCAGTGAGGCCTTGCGCATCGGCGCAGGCCCCGCCGAGCTGCAGCTACTGGCCGCCACCGCCGAGGCGCTGCTGCGCCGCCTGGTTGGGCCGCCACCGCCGGCCCTCTGAACCGGCGCTGGCGCCAAGCAACACCCCAGGCCCGCGGGTCCTTACAGGGGGTAGCTCACGCGGATAGTTCAGACCTCGTTCACTCGCCAGAGGGTGCTTTCTGCGAATGGAGAGCAGTAAGCAGTCCCTGTCACGGAACTCCACCGGCCGGCACCTTGACCGGCCCTGGCGACTTTCCGGAGCGATCGGACCCGACTTTCCGGAGTTCCCGGAGCGCTTTCCGGAGTGGTCATCGGCCGGGAACCCGCGCCATTGCTCAAATTCCGGAGTTCCGGAGTTTCCGGAGTGTTTTTTGTCAGGGGACGGCGCGGGCCAGTCTTGATGTGATTATCGTGACTGTCACGATAATGGACCGTCACGTCACCCGAGGCACAACATGGCTCGACCCGTCAGCCCAACCGGCCCGAAGACTCCAGCCGAGCGCAAGGCCGCGCAGCGCGAGCGCGACCGCCCGGCCGCGTGGAGTGACGCACCCCTGTCCGATGCCACAGATGGCGCGCTGTTGGCCGCGCTGGGCGCCTGCCTGTCCGGCACATACCCCGAGCGCGCCGGCCGGCTGCTGACCGAAGCTGCACGCCGTGCAGGGGTTTCCGTGACCGTCACGCTATGACCGACGACACCGGCAACCGTGGCCGCCACGGCCTGGCCGACAGCAAAGTGGCCCAGCTGTCCCCGTGAACTACGGCCTGCCTGGGTTGTAAGTGATACCGACTTAGTGATACCTATGCACCAAAACGTCATAGGTAAAGCATGGCCCCGTATACCGCCTGAACATGCAGGTGTAGTGCCCACGTAGGACGCCTGCTGTATAGGTGACGAGGAGGCGAGAGGCGTCGTTTAGGTATCATCAGATCATCGCTAGGGATACCTAAAGGTGATACCTGATGAAAACTG